AATGATCGTTCATTTGTTTTTGCGTAGCGTATTGAGGATCAGGCTGAGGAAGGGGTGCTACAGGAACTGGAGATTCTTTAAGAACAGGAATAGGTAACTCATCTTCTTCAATAAGTTCTTTACTAACAGATTTTAATACTTCCTCAAATGCGACTGGAAATTCCTGTTCTGTTAATATAACAGGCTCAGAATCAGTTTTAGCTTCTGTTATTTTTTTAAACAACTCCAAAGGATTATCAATGACAATCTTTTTCTTTGTTGTAACACCGCGAGAATCTTTGTATTCTTCCCAGTTTTTCATTTTTGCCAACCTTTGATATATTGGTCTGAGAAGTTAGCAAGACTGAATCCCATACGATCTACGATCTTTAATGCATTCTTTCCATAATGGTCAATGGCAACAAATCCTTCTTGACCTGTTACTTCGAATCCTTTAGTTGTTTTAAGTAGAGTTTTAATACCACCTACTGTATTTAGTTTTGCTATGATAATGTATTTCATATCAACTAACAAATCATATAAAGTAAATATAGCTTCAAGCTTCCTGGTATTCTTTTTATCAAATATACCTAGTACCGCGGTTGCCTTATCCATTTGTGTTTTCTTACCAGCAGGAGTCTTACGCTTATCTGCTTCATTCTGATAATACTTTTGTATGTAAGTTTGTAGATCTTTTACGAACGGCTTAACTGCACCAATACGTTGACCGTCACGTACCTTTGTATTAATAAAAGTATTAACCTTTTGATTTAATTCTTTATTCGTCCCAAGTTCATTTAAGACTGTAACATCTATTGTTCTAAACATTGTACCTGCTTTTGATAGTTGAGCAGTTAATGCTTTATTCTCTGCCTTGGTAAATGTTGCTGTTCCTGACTTATCTTCAAAGTTTGCGTCTACGTGCCAGACCGTTTTAACATTATTAAGTTTTGTTGAGATCGCCATACCAAAACTTGCAGACATTGTTTCAAGACTTGATCCTGCGTATGTTGTGTGCCATACCACGCCAATTTTTGATCCGTTGATTGTCTTACCGAGGCTTGATGCTTTAGGTACCGCGTAAACAATGGTATTAGGATGGAAAGTAACACACGATTCTCCATCAATATCCTCCGTCTTGAGATCGTCATTCGTATATAAGAAATCACCTTGTATTACTCCTTCAATTCCGAGCTTGGCAAATTCTTTCAAAGCAACTTTAAATTTGCTATTGAGTTCACCGCTCAGATCATTATCTATTTCACTATCTGTTTTGTATAGCTTTGGAGTTTTATTAAATACTCCTTTCTTTGCTACGAAGAACTTACCATCGGCAGGATCTGTACCAGCAAATATCGCAGGAGCTCCATCCCACTTAACTGTTAAATTAACTGGTGCACTTGTATTACCTGATAGCATATCACGTATATTGCGAATGTAATTGATTACGTTTCTTGTACCTTTTACACCGCCATCGAGAAGCGCGTCCTCAAGATGAGTCATGTGCAGGTTTGCATCTGCTGCTTCTGCTATATGCTGTTTGTATGACTTCATACTATTTAAACACCTAACTTCTTTTTTAATTTACTAATTTCTGCATCAAGAGTTTTCATCTTTGAGTCAGCTGGCTTTTTACCTTTATCAAGTTGGTCCTGATATGCAATAGATAATGTTTCTAGATCTTTAAGATCACGTTGTCTATTTTCTAGAATAGCTTCTTCGTGTAGGTTTTCTTCTATAAACTTTTCGTATCTCTTCATAACGTTATCTCCGTTGGTACGCCTATAGCGTTTGATATTTCGACTCCTAAGAAACGCATTAGCGCTCCCATCATTTTCTTACCCATCTTTACGATCTTTTTGAATACAGCGGATATCTTTTTCATAACGGCTTGGATTGCTTTCCCAACCTTCGCTACAAAATCCTTGCCTTTATTCTTTGCCCAATCACCAGCTTTCTTTAACATATCAAGAGGACCTTCTGCAATAAAGTCTTCTGTCAATAAACCGTCTATTGAACCGAGTTCCTCTAATACAACGCCTCTTAACGTTTCAGATTCTTTAATACCTAAACGTAACGCTGAATAAGCAGGAGAACCACCCCCACCTGATTTAAACGAAACGACAGGTCGAACTGTTTGTGAGTATTTAATAATGATTGGATCTTTGATGCTGTTGATAGGTTGAAGTTCAATATCGCCTGTTACACTAAACTTACCTAACAGATTAGCTGCAGCTTTAGAACCTGCACCACCGAACTTATGATTACCTGTTGCTGCTTCAAGTACAATATGTTTACTGAATAAAGCATTAACTGCTGTATCTTGATTAATAAGGGCTTCGAGCATTTTAGTTAATTCTCTATTACCTTTATCCTTTTCTTGGAAATCAATCACTGCACTAGTCTTTTCACCGGCTTTTGATTGTTTACGTAATTCACCAGCAGTTGTTCTTGATATTAAACTTGACATATTAGTTTCCATTGTAGCAACTAATTTATCTGCAATTTTTCTATCTTCACCCATTTCTGACATTGCGGCTTTAACGATTGCGATAGCTTCTGCCTTAGTTGGTGAGGCAAGTTGTGAACCACCTGCTTTCTTTAATGATATCTTTTCTTGAAAATTGGCTGAGGCAATATCGGTCTTTGGTGTTTTATTCTTAGCGCCAGCTTCTTTCCATATAGGTCCTAAACTAATAGATCCCATACCGCGACCTGTTTGAATAAGTTGCTTTGCGCTGAGCTTTGAATTAAAGTTAGACGCGATTACCTTTGCAGATTCTCCATACTTTTCTTGGAACTTCATGGCGACTTCCATTGTCGCTGAATCTGTTGTCTTGCCGTTTAATTCGTTATATGCGTATACAATAACATCTTCCCATTCAGCACCAGAGGGTGGTGACCCTGCTGATTTAACATGAGTGAAAGCACCTGACTTATACGAGGTACCACCTCTGAACTGATAGATCTTGCCATCAGGTCCTTTAAGGAATTTCTCTTCAGTACCATCAGCAGGCCCAAATACTTTAACAGGCTTTGCGGTTGTTGCTACAATTTCAAATACATCGCCTTTGTTGTAACCTAAATCAGAAAGTTCTTTAAAGTTCTGACCTTTGAACATGACCCTATGGCCAATCACATAGTCGTTCTTCATAAAAGAAGCTTCAGCGATGAAAGATCTATAACGTCTCATACTGCACCCTATATTAAATTATTGTATATCTATTTTCTATTTATACATAATCGTTATGTCAACTGTGCATCACCAAACACTTGCTTACTGCCACCACGCTTATTCAGTCTTATACCAACTTCAGGCGAAGAATTGGCAAACGATGGTTTAGCATTACTGCCAAAGGCACTACCTTCTGGTTTCTGATGACCTGCAGGAGCTTCCATATTAATATTGTCTTGTGCTGAATCTTCGAGTTCATATATCTTCATCTTTGCACGTTCAATACCTACAAGGAATCTACGATAGTAACCAATATCTCCCCAACGATTCTTCAACTGTTTAATCATCAGCTGTCCCATTTCTTCGAGGTATTCTGAGCTGACTAGACCAAAGATTGCATCTGCCGTGTGGGTTATACCCATTGACTCTGAAGTGTTGGTTAGATCAACATCTGAGTTACCATACGCGTCTCTGTTATACTGAGACGAGGTAACGATTGCACAATTGTATTCCATAGCAAGACCACGAACTTCTTCTGCAATAGATTTTACTAAAGTATAACTATTTGCAGCTGCGGCACCTTTAACTCGAGCAGATGAACAAATATTCAAATAGTCGAGATAGATAACATCTGGCGAAAAATTCTTTTTCAGTTTCAACTCATTAAGTAAATGTCTGAAGTGACCGCTGTTAGCAGATCCTGTAGGGAATTCTTTAATAACCAATTTACCGGTTGTCTTCGACTTGTAACGATTCATTCGTTTCTCAAATACATCACGAGGAACTTCAGCAACTTCATCAAGGGTAATATCCATAATGTTTGCATCAATCCTTCGACCAATTTCTTCAGCAGCCATCTCCATTGTAATATACAGTACGTTCTTGCCATACATCAAATGATTAGCTGCGAAGTGACATTTAAGTAAAGATTTACCACCACCTGTCGTTGCCAACAGTACGGTCATAGATTTACGAGGTATGCCACCTTTAGTAATTTTGTTTAGAATATCTATATCGAATGGAATACGTTCTTCCTTACGGTGGTAATGTTCATAACGTTCATCACCATCTTCAAGGAAGTCATGACCAACAGATTGGTCGAAACTGATACCCAACGAATCGGATAACAGTCTCGGGATTTCTCCTTTGCCCATCTCTTTGTCTTGACCATCAAGAATAAGAATAGATTTACGTATTGTATTATACAAATCCTTATCTTGACAGAATGTTTCGGTTTCTTTGAGAAGAAACTCAACGGAGGTATTAGGATCAACCGATAACTCATTAATAAGAGCATTGGTATTAGTATACATATCCTCGTTGAGATCTTTCCTTTTATCGAGAGCAATCTTCAGCGCCTCAATGGAAGGTGGGGCCTTGTACTCTTCAATGTACTCGGCCGCCGTTTCAAATACCTTCTTAAACGATATGTCTTCAAAATATTCTTCTTTTAAATATGGAAAGACCTTACGGCCAAATTCCTCATTAAGAATCAGATTCGATAGTATCGTTTTCTCTAGCATTATTATCTCCCATTACTGCTGCATTAAGTTTAAACTTGCGTTCAATATATTCGTTATACTTAGGACATTTCATAATACGTTCAAAGAATGCATCATCAACCATAATATCCTTAGCTCTACGTTTTGGTTCAAGTACTTCACCAGTATCCATATTGATTTCGTTATACCAGCCTTGAGTTTTAGAATCAAGATGTCCTGACTCCAAAGCCAATTCCATTAACGATGACCATTTCTGTATACCTTTATCAAATAATACAGTAAAAGGAAGTTTTGATTTTTCCTTAACGTA